CTTTTCTGAACCAAAGATCTGATCTTTCTTTGGTGCTGGTGCGCGTTGTTCTTCTTCGTCAAGATGATCAACAATACGTTCTGCATATTCCATAGCGCGTGTTGCTTCACTCTTTGTAGTACCCGATCCCCAAAGCAAGTGCGCCACCATACCTGCGGTAGTGTCTCCTTCCTTAACACCTTCTGATTCTAGATCAACCATATGACGCGCAATCCAAGGTGCAATCTTTCGCCACTTTGCCTCAGTAACGTTACCTGCTGCCATTGACCGCGCATCTTCAACCGTCTGTGGTTTCAATCCGTCACCTGACAATCCTTCTTCGTGATACTTCAAACCACGTCTAGCATTGTCACGCATAAACTCTGGCGCGGAATGATTGGCAGATCTTTCTTCATCTTCGTACTCGTCAGATGTTTCTATGTTCAACGCAGTCATATGATCTATCGCTTCTTGATGAGTGGCGTGACAACCACCATCAATAGGCAATGATGTTCCTACTTTGACAACAGCGTGACCGTCACAATCGTCAGCGTTCATGATTACTTCGTAAGGCATTACAGCGGTGGCACCTTATCTGTTCCAAGCGTAGGAAGATCCCCACCCTCAACACCAGCCATAGGTGCGCCAGCAACACCAAGAACAAACTGATCACCACCGTCATATGGTTCACGGTTCTCCATTGCTCGCGCTTCGTTCGGTGTAAGTGTTCCTGACATAATCATTGACTGCTGCGCACGTACACGCGTTGAAAGATCTGCGCGTTGAAACTCGTCAGCATTGAAACGAACACGCTGGTCAATCGGTAGCATTTCTGACAGTGCATCTTCGAGCCTTCTCATGTATGGCAACAAAGTGAATCGCACAAAGTTGATACCAGCAGACTCAATGTTCTGATACGTCTGTGAGTCGCCACCAGTTCCGTTTATCAAATGCAATGGCACACGATAGGTACGCGCAATGTCACGCACGATGGCTTCACGATGTTCAAGCATTTGCATATCGGCAGCAGACGTTGTGACTGGTTTCCATTTTAAACCGTTTGTTAGTACAGCAGGTCTGCGTCGTTTGTAGTGTGCATCTTCCCAAGTGTCACGCAATACTTCTGCTGCATCTTTTGACATTGCCTGATCTGTTTCTAATACAGATGACGGTGTTGCACCTTCTCCATAGAACTGCGACAGGAATCTGTCCATAGCGATAGACATTCCAATAGTGTTGCGTTGCGCTTCTAAGGGTGAGATAGGTCGTAGACGATCTGGGAGATCTAACCAAGAGACTTGACGTATGTGATCCTTTGTCATTCGTGTCTTGTTGTATGTGTAGATCATCTCGTCATTGTCAATAGTTATTGCCACAGACTTAGGCGCAAGGTTCCGCATCTCGACAGGTAATCCATTAGAACCAATAGGTGCATAGATAAAGTCCACACCGTGTAACGCAATCATTGCGCAAGCCTGATGAATGAATTGGTACATCGTTTGGTGTGCGTTTGGTTTGATAAACACCGATGGTGTAGATAGTTTTTCTATCCTTCCGTTTGAATCGCGTACAAGTTCGAGTGGCATTGACGCAACTGAGTCAGCAATCAATGTGACGCTGGCAAGAACAGCAGACGATGCCATTGCGGTTACTTCATCAACGATCTCGCCTGAGTAGTTATTGAACGCTGGTCGTGCGGTTACTTCATAGGCATCAATAGAGATAGGCAATGCGCGTCGTTCTGTTTTTCGCCAAACACTCATGCTGATAATCCGCCTGCCAAGATCAGAAGTATTCCACCCACGATGAATGCAATCCCCAAAGAGAATACAGCAACACCATACACCAACGCTACAAAGCCCACTACTTCAAGAATTGTTGAAACCTTGTTTCGTAATTTGTCTTTCATTATTCGTCTTTCCAAAGATCTAGTTCTAATTGTTCTGCCGATAAATGTTGTTTGATAGCCCATTCAATTCTGCCGTTAATGATTGGTAGATAATCGGCTGTCATTTCCATACCAACAGATTCAAAGCCTTCAAGCACACACGCCACCAGCGTTGTACCTGAACCTGCAAACGGATCTAGCACTCTGCCATTAGGCGGAGTGACAAGACGTACTAGATAACGCATTAGCGCAATCGGTTTCACAGTCGGGTGAAAGTTCTGTGCAGTTCTCTTGGTTGCATCATTGCCAGGTGATGATAAAAATGCGCCACCGTCCATCTTTGCTGCTTGTTCCTTTGGCAGTCGTTGCAACCCTGCGTTGCGTTCAGCCTTGTTTGCTTTGGCACAGTAAAAGAACCTTGAGGCAGAACCAGAATCGCCACCAATACCGTTACCATTTCCAGCACCAAGATTTCCGAATAAGCCTGCGCGGTTTCCTGTGTTTTTGTTTCCTGAACCAGATTTAACGTCTGGGAATAGTTGCAGTACTTCATCGGAACCGTCGTGAATAAAGTTTGCAGGGAAACGCCCATTCTCTTTATATGTTTTGATTTCTGTCCCAACCAATGCGGATGCACCAAACGCATTAGAGATAACACCTTCCTCGCCAGTGGCTTGTTGCCTTTGTACCTTATTGAAGTCAACTTCGCCTTCAGGGTATGCCACTCGGGTTCCGTCAATGTTGATGCCACCAGTACCATGCATCAACACGTTGTTAGCCACTGTTCCTTTAATCGGTTTGCGAGCCATCACTATCGGTTCGTGCGCTGGTTTCAATGCTGTTCCCCAACCAGCCCACTGCTGTGCCTTGTCAACGGACTCACCAGTTTGTTTGGTCATCGCTTTACTGATGTTCAACGACTTAGGGAAACCAGAGCCATACACCCACATAATTTGGTCGCGAATGTCAAAACCTGCATCCTCAATCGCCACCACCATCCTGTGATAAGTGCGTGCGTGACTGAACGCGAGCAGATGCCCACCATGCTTCAACACGCGCAAACACTCCGCCCATAGTTCAACGCTGTACGCGATCCCTGTGTTATCCCACTTCTTTCCCATGAAGCCAAGTTCGTATGGTGGGTCTGTAACTATTGAATCAATGCTGTTATCTGGTAGTTCACGCAACAAATCAATGTTGTTACCGTGAAGAATAATTGGCTCTGCCATTGTGTTTCTTTCTCTTAGTTTCAATCCCAGACATTCAATACCTGCGGTTCTGTTCCTGTGCGTGGTCGTGAGTTCGCGCGATCTAACGCAATCACCATAGCAATACACGCGTCAATCTTTCTCTTTGACTTTCCCTTAGATAGTCGCCAACCGTTCTCTGTCATACGTTGCGCTGCTGACAACACCTGATCCGTGAACGTAGGTGAACCGTCGTGTGCGACACGGTTAGACACAATAAGTTCGTAAGCGTTACCGCAGGCAGGGATCATTCGTGAACTTGTCTGTGGATACTCAACCATTGGCAGACCATCATCAGAAAGGACTTCTGCTGACCTTTGAAAATACGCAGGGTCATACGCAAACTCTTGAACGTTGAAGTTCAAATGAAGATCACGCAAATACAATTCAACATCGGCAACATCAACACCTTCATCTGACGGTTGCCAAATCTTTGAACGAACAGCAAACTTGCCTTCATCATTCTTCTGCACAGACACGATTGCTATTGAGTCATGCTTCAATGCCATGTCAATACCAACAAATGTAGGTGTGTCCCTATCAAACTCAACTTCACACACTGACTGTTCCCAAGCACCGACAGGAAGCCACGACTCTTGCGAACGCACCCACTGATTTAAACGCCAACGACGAAACGCCATCTCAGAAGTTTGCTTTGTTGCAGTCATCAGATCTTCGGGATCTAGCAAGCCCTCAGCCACGTTTGGATTAGAGATGTTCCATTGACGTTCATCATCAATTCTGCAATCAGTCTTTGCTTCCCACCACCAGAAACCAAACGCATCATCATCAACTTCTTTCGCTGCAACACTCTTACCGTATTGATACAAGCGACCACAAACAGAATCAAGGTCATAGCCTGCGGTTGTAATTGAAACCACTAACGGTTCAAGACGCGCACCAGAACCAAGAGTCATCTGGTCATACAAGTCTGCTGTCTGTTGATTCCATAACTCATCAAACAAAACCAGTGACGGGTTGAGTCCAGCCTGACCTCGAAACTCTGACGACAGTACGCGGAACACAGAACCAAATCTTGGCATCTCGATAGCATCTCGATACACGTTGCATTCCTTAGACAGAACAGGTGAGTTCATAATCTGTGCCTTTGCTTCACCAAAGATAATTCGTGCCTGCTGCCTGTCACCAGCCACCGCGTATATCTCTGCACCTGCTTCGCCAGCAACCATTCCATACACTGCGATAGCAGAACCAATAAGTGACTTGCCTTGTTTGCGTGGCAAACCAATTAGCGCACGACGATAACGCAGCCGACCATCTTCACGACGTTCATACAAAGAACGAAGAAGCCATTGCTGCCAGTCTGTGAACTCCAACGGTAAGCCTGCTCGGAAACCTTTAAGCACTGTGAAGTGATCTAACGCAAAGTCAATGATCTCATCACCGTCAGTTTGTTTATTCTGTCTAGGCGTGTAGAACGCAGGTTGCCATTTCGTCTTAGGATCTAGCACGCTTCTGCGCGATACGTTTATTGAGTTCTGCGAATCCACCTGCTGCCGTTCCTTCCGATGCAATGTTACCGCGTTCAGTAGGGCTGAAACCTAAGTCACCTAATAAAGAAGTAATCAGGCGATCCAGTTCACGCAGACCACGACGGTCACGCCAAGCAGACGGATCAACCGCAACACGACCACGCAGCACCATTCGTTCATCAATCAACTCACAGCAGATGAGCATTAGTTCAGAGTCAACAGTTGGCTTTAACCAGACAGCACCCGATTGCCACATACGTTCCCACAGTTCTGTTCCGTATTTACCTAATGGTCGTTGTGGTGCAGGAACCTTGTCAGGCTGAACTGACGGAAGAACAACGACGTTCTTTGGAAGTGCGCGCTTAGAAGGGTTGCCAAGTCTTTCCTTACGTTCAACTGGCTTCGGTTTCCTTCCCGATCCCTGACCACCCATCTCAGTTGCCAGCCTGTTCTAAGGCTCTAAGAGAAGCCAAACCGAAAGAAGGGTTGAGATATCGCCCACCCCTGCTTAGCAGGCTTAGAACGCGCGAGAGCAGGCAACGCGCCGAATCGGGAACCGAAGAAAACAGTTTATTTCGCGGGTACGTGC